GAGCTTATTGACGAGGACACATTTAAGTTGCTGACCGATTTGAGCTATTTCAACGAGAAGATGCACTGGACGGAACGCCGGGGGGTGCTGCTGGACATTGCAGGCGACATCGGAACGCCGGGGGGCTTCGAGGAATTGCTTGCGGCTCTAAATGGCCGGTCAATGGACGAGTACAAAAAGGTGCTTGTCGAGCAGAAGAAGCGGTATGTCAAAGAGCGTGACGAAATCAATCCGAGAATTGACGAATTGCAGCGTGGGCTTGACAGTTACGCAGGGGGCGATACGAAAGACCTCGAAGTTAAGCGGCATAATCTCGATATGGAAATCAAGGAGATTGAGAAGGGCCGTAAATCCATACTCGCCGAGGAAAACATTAGGCAGGTCAAAATCGAGCGGCTGAATAACCTGAAAGCCCGACGGTCGGAACGCGAAGTCGAGTTGAAGAACGATACGAGTGCCATTGTCGGACTGCTCGATCAGAAGGCGGCGTTGGAAACTGGGGTTGCTGAGAAGAAAGCGGCGGTGACTACGGCTCAGACGGCTTACGGTGCAGCGGATTCGGTGCTGAAGTCTGCTAATGCACGGCTGGCTGGCTCGACGAAAGAGCTACAGGAAGTGCGTGCGCAATTCAAGGCGGTCGAGGCCGACAAAGACCCGGCGACCTGCTACGCTTGCGGGCAGGGTTTACCTGCTGAGAAGATTGCAGAAATGCAGCAGCAACGGAAGGCGAAACTGGATGAAATATCGGCACGGGGGAAAGACCTCAAATGCAGCGTGGTTGCACAGAAGAAAACGATTGAGAAGTTTGAGGCCGAATTGAAAGAGGCCGGGGAGGCGCTTGCGGCGGCGGAAGATGCTCTTATCGAAGCGGATAAGGCCAAAGACGCCGAGCTTGCCAATATCGAGAAGCAGATAGCGGCCTGTCCGAGCACGCCACCGGACAAAGATCCGAAGTGGAAAAGACTCTCTAAGAGTATCGAGGACCTTGAGGTGGAAATCGGAGAGCCGGTATCGGAGCGGCTTGACGCCCTTGAGAATGACCGGATTGCCAAGAACAGCGAGCTATCTGAAATCAATGCGGCGTTGGGGCAGAGTGACCGGATGAAGCAGGACGCGGCCCGAATCAAAGAGCTTGAGCAGAAAGAAAAAGACCTTGCTCAGAAGTTGGCCGAGATCGAGGGGCAGTTGGCGGACATCGACCAGTACAAGGCGACCGAAAGCGGTCTGATTGAACAGGCCGTGAACGGCAGATTTCGAGTGACGGAGTGGAAGCTGTTTGAGCGGCTGTTAAACGGCGGATTTGATGAGTGCTGCGAAGCTACCTATCATGGTGTGCCATACAGGGATATGAGCACGGGACAGAAGATTATTTGCGGCGTCGATATTGTCAATACGCTGTCCGAGCATTACGGGCTGAGCGTGCCGCTGTTTGTAGATCACGCCGAATCGGTCACGATGTCGCTTGAAGCAGCAAATAGCCAGACTATCGAATTGTGGGCGGTTCAGGGCGTTACCGAACTTGACGTGGAGATTAAGGAGGTGGCAAATGTCTAACTTGGCGACAATCAAAAAGCAGTTGATGGGACCGGGGGCGTTGGCTATGTTCCGCGATAATTTGCCCAACGCTCAGGGCAAGCACGCCGAAGACGCGGCTAAACGGTTTGCCAAGATGGTCTATACGACTATCAGCCAGAATCGGACGCTCCAAGCGTGCAGCATACCGAGCATAATCAAGGCGGCGAGTATATCAGCAAGTCTTGACCTCGATATTGACCCGCGTGGACTTGCCTACCTTGTCCCGTACAAGGACAAGGGCATGGGCATGATGGAGGCTCAATTTCAAATCGGCTACATGGGGCTTATCGAGCTTGCGTACCGTAGCGGCAAGGTCAAGGGTATATCTGCTCACTGCATATACGACAGCGAGAAGGACAGCGTGACCGTGACCCGCGTCGATGGCCGGTTCGTTGTGGAGCATCCGTTTTCGTACAAGCCTCCAACGGGCGCCATGGTTGCGGTCTATGCTTGTGCTGAAATCGACGGACTCGGGACGCAGACTATCGTGCTGCGGGAAGATGAAGTTGAGCGGTTCCGGGGTCTGTCGAAAGCACCAGATAGCCCGGCGTGGGAGAATCATTATGAGGCTATGGCGAAAAAGACCGCGATCCGGCAGCTTGCAAAGTTTCTCCCGAAATCAATCTTGGAAGATTTCTCGCGGGCCGCTGCTATTGACGAGAAAGAGACGTTTGTCGAAGCACAGGTGTCCGCTCAGAAGGCTATCGAGGGTGAAACGGGCGGGGAGTTTATCGAAGCGGAATTTGAAGATCAGGACCGCGAGACGGCGGCGAAAGTGCAAGCCGAAAAAGACAAGCTGGCTCAGCCAGCTTGTGACGATTGGATGAACGATTGAGATTTGAACAGTTATATTCCGGCAGCAGCGGGAACCTTTACACGGTCAAGGCCCGTAATGGCAAGCGGCTGATGATCGAGTGCGGAGTTACGTGGGCTAAGCTGTTGGATGCTATGGATTATCGCCTCGAAGGTATAGAGGGGTGCTTGCTCAGCCATGAGCATCAAGACCATAGCAAGGCTACTTGGAATGTCACGAAAGCGGGTATAGAGGTTTACGCGAGTCAAGGGACTATCGACTGTATTAGAACGAACAGCCGTAAGACAACCGTTGTCGATAACACGACGCTTATCCGCTTGCCGAGCTTTGAGGTTCTGTGCTTTGACGTGAATCACGACGCGGCGGAGCCTCTTGGGTTTGTGGTGCGCGAGAAAGCCACGAAAGAGTTTTTGCTCTTCGCTACCGATACGAGCCACTTATCTCAGCGGTTTAAGTATCGCTTCAACATCGTGGCTATAGAGTGCAGTTATGAGGCCGAAGTGCTCAAACGCAGGGTTGAGAGCGGTGATATACACGAAGCGGTTGCGAAGCGGCTGCTGACCAGTCACATGGAAAAAGACAACTGCTTCCGGTATCTCGATGAGTTTTGCGACCTCTCAGCGTGCCGGGAGATACACCTGTTGCACATGAGCGGCGACAATATGGACAGGGAACGGGTGAGGGCGGAGTGCGAAGATCGGTTTTTTGTTCCAACGGTTACGGTTGCGAAGGCAAGGAGGCCGCAATGATAAGAGAAGGGAGTGAATATGTCACGAGTCTATGCGATTGCAGATTGGTTTGACCGGTTTGAGGTCAACAGCAGCAATCGGTCGGCGAGTCCGGGCGATAAGCTGCGGGCGACACCGCTAAAGCACGTCCGCCACAAAGCACGCGGTCACAATTTGGGCATGGCGTACCGTAAACTGAGGAAGCTCGCCACCAAGAGGCGTCTCGCGTCGGTGATCGGCGTGTGGCTGAAGGTTACGGAATTGGCTGCGATGCGGGGGCCGGAGCAGCGGGGAATGCTGCTGAACGAGCGAGACGAACCGGCGACGGCTGAGCAGATTGCCGATATGTTCGAATTTGACCAGAAGCAGGTGGAATTTGCGTTGGATTGTCTTTGCCGAGTCGGATGGCTTTTTCAGGCTGATTTTGAGGGTTTTAGCTGTAATCCGCCAGATTCAGCGGAATCCGCGAAAATCGCGGAAATCCGCCCTAAACGAAGCGAAACGAAACGAAGCGAAACTAAGCTAAACAAAACGAAACGAAGTGATTCGGGCGGGTTTTCCAAATCTGATTCGCTCTCGGCTCGTCTCGTTTTCGATGATGCGTTGCGGAAGGCGCTACCGCCAAAGACGGACTCCGACAAGGTCGCTTACCGCAATCTGTCCAAGTGGCTTATTGAGAGCGGCAACGGGCACAGCGAGAAAGTTCTGAAGATTGCGGCTGACAGCAAGGGGCGTAACCCGATAGCTGTGTTTTTCAGCCGGTTAGATAAAGAGCTTGGCTACAGGCCGAGCGTTGTGAAGCAAAAGGAAAGTGTTTTGTAGAAAGGAGTCTTTGTATGAGCGAATCGCAAAATGATTCAATGAGTAAGTTTCTAAGGGACACGCCGGAGGCTCGTGAGAGCACCATTGCGTTTGCCCGAAAGATTCTGGACGATGGCAAGAAAGAGGCGGTGTCTATCTCACTTGACCGAAAGCCGGTGACGCCGGAGAGGCTGGAAAGCCCGCCAAGACGGCATATTTGCCACGACGCGGACACGTTTGCCGGGTACATCTCCGCGAACAAGACGGACAATACAGTGGTGTTGGCGGATGTGGCAGAGCGGTCTATTGAAGCCGTGCTTGACGATAAGGCGGCACAGGGCTTTGAGGTCATACGCCTCCAAGCGCAGTTGCACCCGCTCTTTGTTCCGTGGAATGAGTTTCTGTGTTCTGCTGCGGCTGAAAAGAGGACGCTGACGGACATCGTCGATTTCCTGCTGGCCAACCGCAGGTCGGTAATTGAGCCGGAAGGCAAGGCGTTGGCTTTGATACTAAGCCAGGTGAAGGTGAGTAAGCATATGGAAATGCAGACGGGGAAGGGTGCAAAGTGCTTGAACGGCCTCATGATTAGCACGGAGATCACGGGCCAGGATAACGCGGAATTCGTCCAAGTGCCGGAAATCCTTACAGTACAAGTGCCGTTGTTTGTGGGCCGACGTCCGGTGAAGTTCGACGTTGACCTGCTGCTGTCCGCACCGAAAGAAGATGTGCTTGTGCAGGTGTCCTCGCCTGACTTGGTTGAGGTGATGCACAAGGAATTTATGGAGATGCTGGAAAGTCTCAAATTCATACTGTCCGAGACGTGCGTTGTCGGCTTGGGTAGGGTGTGTTACGGCGATTGGCGTTATGTGAGGTAACGAGAATAGCGACCGAGCACGTCACATTTTTAACCTTAACTTAAAACTAAAGGAGTTTGAACATGATGCAGATGTCACCTTTGGCGCTTGGCCTGATTGAGCAAGGAGATTTTGTCGAGCGTTGCGAAAGGACGTTGGCACACATCCAGCAAGCTGCATTGGAGTATGTCAAGAAACACGGTGATTCGGCGAAAAACAGCAAGACGAAAATGACGGTAGAGATCACGCTGCAATGCCAAGAGCCTAAAACGTTGCACTTCACCGTGCAAACGCAGATTAAGAAAACGCTGCCGTCACCACCCCCGAAAGTGTCGCACGCAATGGGTGGCGATACGCAGGACGAACAGTTGGCCTTGTGGGTGCAGCAGACCGGCTCGTCCGAGAATCCGGCAGAGCAGACCGTTATGACCGACGGGAAAGGAGAAGCAATCAGGTAATGAAGCGATTCAACGCCATGTATCGCATGTATTGTGACACGAATACAGAATATACCTGTGTTGTGTGTGGAACGCAAGTTAAACAACCGTTTAATGATACGCAGAATACGGCTGTTATGGCGTGCAGCCGCAAGTGTATGAATCAGAATGAACAAAGGATAAAAACATGGCAAAACGAAAGAATAAAACTGCATCGAATAAAAAAGCTGTTAGCCAAGATATCCAAGGCGTTGGTCCAGCAAAATCAGCGGCAGCTTCAATCGTACATGGAGGAGTTAGAACAGCTACGGAATTCTCAACCTTGATCGAGGCGGTCATAGCCGACACCATTGAAGGGCACATTACACCAAATCGTGCGAATGTCACCATAAGCGGGGTGCGTTTAATGTTGCGTATAGTAGATATGCGGTATAAATACGCAGGTCGAGCCGGGAGGCGTGCACTTGACCTTGACCTGATTACGGGGCGAGTTACATGAGCATTTTCAAACCAAAGTACAAGAACAAGAAAACCGGCGAGTACAAACCGTGCAGAAAATGGTATGTTGCCGTGTCTATGTCTATGCTGGACAAACCCGAATTACGCATTTGTGCCTATGAAAGCAGGACTGAGACCGAGCTTGTTGAATTCCACATATTACAGTTGAGGGACCATCTGTACAACAATGCACCGCTTAGTAACGAAACGTGTGAATGGCTCAGCCGCCAACCAAGCAGAATTGTGAACAGGCTGGGAAGGTGGGGCCTGATTACGCCAGCTATGTCAACGACAGAGGAATGTTTTAGCGAGTACGTTGGAGAATTCTACGCGGATTTGCTTAGTAACACGCAACCGTTGTATGCACGGCACATCCGTAACCGTGTTAGGAAAGTGCTAAGGGCGGCTAACATTGCCCGTATTGATGAATTGCGAAGTGGTGTGATAGAGCCGGTGCTGGATAGCATGGTACGCGAAGGTGTGCTTGGTAAGGCGACAAGACAGAAATACGGCAAGAGTGTGATGCAATTTGCTTATTGGTTGGTAAGGCGTGGGTACGGGCGTATCATTATATCACACGACGGCTGGAGACTTACATGGTGAAATAAACCTTAACCATAAACCATGCACCGCCGACAACGTCGGCAGAAAGGAGAATGCCTTATCATCCACGCGACATATTAAGTCTGTAGTGTAAGGATAGGCTGTGTTGGCCTATCCGACAACAAAGAAGCGGTGGCGGGTGAAATGAGCCCATGAACGGCCCGTCACCGCTTTATCTGAAAGGACGGCAGCAAAATGGAAGATAATCCCTTGTTACAACACAGGCTTGACTCACAATACCTGCGGTTGGCATATAATCGCTTGTTCCGACCGGCTCCTTGGCTTACCGTCAAGAGGCGGCTTGGTTTGAGTGACCGAGAGTTGCAGGTGGGTTTGATGATGGCTAAGGGATTAGACTTGGAGGCTATTGCGCAGAAGCTGTCCATCCAGATTGGGACGGTCCGAACTCATCGAAAGAACCTCATGCGGCGGCTTGGCGTGAGTGGTAAAGTGCAGGCGGTCGTCAAGATGATCTTGGCGACGGGTCTGTTGACCGAAGAAGAAGAAATTGACATTTTCCAACGAAAGGACCCACTATGACGACTAAGCGAATTATGTGGTTGGCGGCAATTATCTATATCGGAATTGCCGTTTGCGGTTGCCTTACCGAGGTTGACCCGAACGGGGTCAAGACGGTAAGACTTGACGCGGACAAGGTAGAGCAGTTTGAGAAGGGGGCTGAGGCGGGCGTGTCGATCATGCAAGCCCTTGCTCCTTTCTGGCCGCCGGCGGCGGGCTTGGCTGTAGGCTTGGCGGCGGCGTTGGCGGCGTGGCGTAAACAAAAAGGGAAATTGATTATCCAGCAAAGCGAAACGGAAATGTATCATTCGGCGGCGGCTTCTTTGGTTGCTGCTATTGGTGACTATCGTAACGCGAATCCTCAGCAGTGGGCCAAACTGAAGATTCGATTGAAAAAGGCCATTGGCCCGGAAGCCGAAAACGTGATACGGGCTTTGCGTGGACTACCTGAAAAGAAGTGAATTTGAAACGCCGGGCCTGCGTAACGAGCGGGCGTCTCAGGCAGGCCCGGCTTTGTCTGAGAATGGGGAAAGAAAGTAAAAAACATGACCAAAATCGAAGAAGAATACCCAAATAAAAGGCTGAGAACGTTGAAGTGTCGGAATGAAGATTATGGTTGAAATGACATACACTGGGGTGAAATTTTGTGGCCGGAAAATTTTTATTGAGAGTTCCGGCGATCCCCGCGTGGATAAAGCGTTTGTCTCGACGTTTTGTGACGACTATAGACGCACGGCCCCGTTGGAAATGAGCAGAGAGGATGTAAAGTTAGTTCTTGGCTGGATGCGGGGCGAGGTTAAAGTCGAACAACCGGGATTATTCGACGAAATACGATAAGACTTTTTCCTTGCAATTATGGAGTACGTGTGTATAATAAAAGGACGGCAATGAAGCAAGAGAACGTAATTCAGATCAAGTGTGCCGGGGCGAGGCTTGAGAGCCTTAAAAAACTGGAAAGCGTACAGGGCGACCTGAAAAGCCTCAGTGTCAAGAACGCGGCAAAGCTCAAGACCCGGATAGAAACCAAAGGCTTCGATGCACCGTTTTTCGTATGGGAGAACAAGATTCTTGACGGTACGCAGAGGAAGCGAGTGCTGGAAACGATGATTGCTGAGGGTTGGGTGCTGCCGGACGGCAAAGTGCCGGTGTGTGATATTGAGGCGGCGAATTTGGATGAGGCGAAAGATCGGCTTCTCGGCTACGTCTCGCAATACGGCAAAGTTGACGCGGAAGGGTTGCGGGCCTTCTTGGAAGATTTGCCCGACATCGACCTTGAGACGCTAGATCTGCCGGACTTTGATATGGTTGCGTTTGAGTTGGGGGAGCCGGAGCCGGACGAAGATGAGGGCGGGGCCGAAGCTCAAATTGAATCTCAATATACGGTAGTTTGTGACTGCAAAGATGAGTCACAGCAAGAGGAAGTTTTTAATCTGCTGAAGAAAAAGGGCTATGAATGTCGGGTAATGACTTTGGACGCTCCGATATGAGCGTAGAGATTGCAGTAAAAAGTGACGTGCCGAGAAGTTTTCGGGTTAGCCAAGTTGCCTCGATATACGATGTAGAAGCAGCCGAAAAGACTCGTCATACTTGGAAATTTGACTTTCCATACGATAGCAAGCCGTGGGCTATTGGCCTAATTGTGGGGCCGAGCGGTTCAGGTAAGACCGTGATAGCTAATGAGGTTTTTGAGGGATATGTTCACGATCGATTTACGTGGCCGAGCAACAAAGCTATCGTGGACGGCTTCCCGAAGGGTGCGAAAACGAGTGATATTGTTGGCATGTTGACAATGGTTGGCTTTTCAAGCCCGCCTTCATGGTGTAAGCCTTATGACGTGCTGAGCAACGGGGAGAAGTTTCGGGCCGAGATAGCGAGAGCGATTCTTGAGTATGAAGGGCAGAAATTGTTTGTCATAGACGAGTTTACCAGCGTGGTTGACAGAACGGTGGCAAAGGTGGGGTCTTCGGCAATGGCAAAGACTGTGCGTATGCGAGACGCCAAAATGGTCGCTATCTCATGTCATTACGATATACTACAATGGCTTCAGCCTGATTGGGTGTTGGACATGAAGGATTTGACCTTCAGAAGGAGGCGGCTTCGGCGACCCAAAATCGAGTTGGAAATGGCAAGCGTTGAGCGTAAAACGTGGGCAGCTTTTAAGAAACACCACTATTTGAGCAGTGCGTTGAACAGATGCGCGAAAACATACGGTTGTTTTTGGGGCGATAGAATGGTGGCCTTTGCTGCGATATTGCCATCTATGGGCCACAAAGGGTTTCGCCGAGTGCATAGGATAGTGACGCTGCCGGATTTTCAGGGTATCGGCATCGGTAGGGCATTTTTGCAGATGCTTGGCGATTATTACAGGTCGCTTGAGCTAAAGTTGACTCTGACGAGCAGTCATCCGGCGATGATTCTCGGGTTGAAACGTGACTCCAATTGGAAATGCACGCAATTTTATAAGAGAGGCACGCGAGAACACACTAAAAGTCGCAATACACCCGGTTTAGCCGGGAGGTCTAATGTTATTCTTGCAACGTATGCGTACAGGGGGCAGTGATGAGAAATATGTCTTTTTCAATGACGACAGAGCAAATCAAGAATCGTTCAAAGACTGTAACGCGGCGGCTTGGCTGGTGGTTTCTGAGGCCCGGCGATAGAATACAGGCGGTCGAGAAGGCGAGAGGGCTGAAAAAAGGTGAAAAGCTCAAAAGGTTGTGTGTAATTGAAGTGGTTTCGACAAGAGCCGAACGTGTACGAGACATCACCGAGGATGATTGTCGGCGTGAAGGTTTCCCGAAAATGACGCCGTTTGAGTTTGCAGTAATGATATGCAGGCACTACAACGTGGGGCCGCTTGCCAAGATCAACAGAATTGAGTTTAAGTACGTTTGAGATAGCAATGGCTGAGCCGTTATCGACAAAAAAAAGGGCCGCTCTGTTTCGTGCTTTTCAGGAGAAGCAGACTGTCCGCCATGTTTCCAGGAAATGCGGGGTTTCGCATACTACGGTGCGAAAGTACCGGCTGCGTGAAAAATGGGATGAGCGGCTGAAGGAAATCCGCAAGAAAGCAGAGGCAAAGGCGGATTCTAAGGCGGCTACGGAGCTTGCGAAGAACTTGCAAATAGTTCGTTGGGCAAAAGGCCGCGTGCTGGAAGAAATCAATAAGCAGAAAAAGGGCGTCAAGACAAAGGCTCCTGTGGCCGCCTTGGAGAAGCTGATAAGGCTTGAATTACTGCTCATGGGCAGGCCGGACAGCCATACAGAGATCACGGCAGAGGGCGAGAGCCTGAGAGATAAGACTACTGAGGAGCTTATGGCGATGCTAAAAGAGATACGGGGAGCGTTACCGGCCAATGATAACGGTTGAGGCGATTAAGGCCGAATTGAGGGCGAGAGAAAAAGCTGCTGAGATCGAATTGGCACGCCGGGGGCTGCTGCCGTTTATACAGGCGACTTTTCCGGGGGGGTATGAGACTAATTGGCATCACGTGCTGGTCTGTGATGAGATCGACCAGTGGCTAAAGTCCGCAGAATCGTACAATCTCATGCTGTCCATGCCGCCAAGACACGGGAAATCGGAGATTTGTTCGAGACACTTGCCTGCGTATATTTTCGGGCAAAACCCGGATGCACATATCATCGCCGCGTCCTATTCCGGCGACCTCATAAACGCCATGAGTCGGGATTGCCAGAGGATTATGATTAGCCCGGAGTACCGGCAGATTTTCCCCGAGACGGCTTTGAGTACAAGGGGCAACCGGCAGGACGAAACGGCGATCAGGCGGGCGGAGGAATTTACGGTAATGCACTACAAGGGGCACTATCGAGCGGCGGGCATCGGCGGCGGCTTGACGGGCCGGGGCGGTCATTACGGGATTATTGACGACCCGGTAAAAGACCGCAAAGACGCCGAGAGCGAGACGGTGAGGCAGACGTGCATCGAGTGGTACACGAGCGTTTTCCGTACCCGTATGGAAAAAGGCGGTCGGATTCTGCTCCTTATGACGCGATGGCACACAGATGATTTGGCGGGTTGGGCTATCAAGAAAATGCAAGACGACCCGGAGGCGGATAAATGGAAAATCATCGTCTTTCCGGGGGTGTTCGAGCAAACCGAGTACACACACCCGAAAGACCCGCGAAAGCCGGGAGATCCGCTATGGCCGGGCAAGGTGGACTTGAAGGAGTTGCGGCGGATTCGGGCGACCTTGACAAAGTACGAGTGGGCGGGCCTGTATCAGCAGCGGCCTACTCCTGCAGGCGGAGCGGTTATCAAGCGGGAATGGCTGAAGGTGATTGAGCCGGACCAAGTGCCGGGCAGTCTGTTTTGGGTGCGGTATTACGATCTGGCCGTATCGAAAAAGACGAGTGCCGACTATACGGCGAGCGGAAAAATGGCTCAAGATCAGTTTGGCAATATCTACGTTCGCAGCTTCATCCGTGAGCGTATGGAGTGGCCGGAAGCTCGAAAAGCGATTATCAACGTAGGAAAATCCGAGAAAATACCCGTTGGAATCGAGACGTGCGGCACACAAAAAGGCTTTTTTCAGGACTTGATAGCAACGGCGGAAGCGTCTCGAATACCGCTGTTCGCCTACAATGAGGACACCGACAAGCTGACAAGGGCGTTGCCCTGGGTAGCTCGATGCGAGGCGGGTAAGTTTTTCATCGTCCGGGGCAAGGGGGTTGACAACTACATAGACGAATTGGTAGAATTTACGGGTCAAGGCGATTCGCACGATGACCAGGTCGATTGGACCTCCGGGGCGTATCGCATGTTAGGCGAGTATGTAGAGCCGAAGTTATTGGAACTGGGTCAATATGCTTGAGGTTCTTGGAATTTGTTTTTTGGTGGTCATTGGGGCCTACGCTTATGGTGCAGGGAAGGCTTTCGTTACGGCAATGCTGAAGGAGTTGCGGCAAGCGAACGATGCCAAGGCGCCAAAAAAGCAACCGGCACAGCAGGAGACGCGGGGCAAAATCCATTTCAAAATGCACGGCATTACGAATCCGGTTATCGTTGAGACGTTTTTTCGGAACTTCGACCAGGGGGTTACCGAGACCAGCCACTGCCCGGACTTCTATGACGGCAGCGTTGAGGTTACGTTTGAAATTACCCGCTGCAAATTCAGCGAGGCTTTGAGAAAAGACCTGGAGGAGGCGAATTTCGTGGTGGGAGAAGATAGGTAACTGCCCGTTGTGGCGGTCTAACTGAGTCGCCCGCATAGCACCGAGTAAGGTGCTGATTGGTTATTTCAGAGGCAAACACAATGGGTAAGATGCTTGAATTTATCATGCCGGGGCTTGCGGCAAAGAGGGCGAAACAGCTTGCGGAGCTGTACAAGACACGGGCTATAGTTAAGCTGTTGGAGAGCGTGCCGGAGTGGGCTCAGGATGACGATGAGAACGAGTGGTATAATCTCGGCGAAAAGTACGAGACATATACCGAAGAAGATTTGCAGACGCTCAGGGAGAACGTCAAAAAGCTCTATTACACGAATCCGTCCGCCAGGGGGATTATTGAGGATATGGTGCTGTTTGTGGTGGGGCGTCATGCAACGATGGTCCCGGAGGACGAGAAGGCGTTAGAGTATTGGGCGGGGAAGAAATCACAAGGCGGAAAGCCGACAGGTGACGAGGGTTGGGTCGATAAGAACAAGTGGGATAAGCGGGCGAAAGAGGCGGTGCGTAGGATATTCCGGGACGGAGAGGTGTTTATTCGATTCTTTGAGGCGCAGGACGGCGGGGAGATACGGTTTATTGAGCCGGACGAAATCACCGACTACCAGAACAAGCACAGTTACGGGATTGAGGTTGACCCTAACGACGTGGAGAAGGTTATCAGCTATCGCCGGACGTTCTTCAGGGGGCAGGTGGAGTACCATGAAACGATACCGGCTGAGGAGATCGTCCATTGGAAGATTCTCTGCGATTCGAATGAAAAGCGGGGTGTGCCGTTTCTGATCGGAGTTGCCAAGTATATCAAGCAATACGAGCGGTGGTTGGGCGACAGGGTGAGGCTGAATCGGCTGCGGAATCTGTTCAACCTGATAATCAAGCCGGAGGGCGTAACGCCGGCCACGTTCAAGAGCAGCAATTTCAGCGACGAAACAACAACGCCGAGCGGCAAGACGCCCAATACGAAAATCCCGAAACCGGGGTCTGCCGTGATCGCTCAGGGAGTGGATTATGACTTTAAGAGCCTGGACCTGAACGCAACCGATACGGCTGCGGATGGCCGGGCTATCGAGAGGATGATTTGCAAGGGTACGGGGTTGGTTGAGGGTGTGGTGACGGGTGACTATTCCAACCAGAGCTTCGCATCGAGCCTGGTTGCCGAATCGCCGATGGTCAAGACTATCGAGAGTTGGCAGGATGAAGTCGAGGGGATGTTTCAAGAGGTGCTGAAAAAGATATTCGAGCTTGCAATATCGGCGGGTAAGCTGCCGGAAGGCACGAGCCTGAAAGCGGTTGCTAACTTCGCGACTATGGTGCATCGAGACGTCAAGGCGGACACCGAAGCGTATCAAATTCACAAAGAGAATCGGTGGGCAAGCAATAAGACGTTGAGCACTAAGCTCGGTTACGATTACGAGGACGAGCAGGCGCAGATCAAGAAAGAGGACGAGGAAGAAGATGAACGTATAAAGAAAATGGACGGGTACGGTATGCCCGGCGAGAATCCCAATCCGAATGAGAATCCTAAGAATAAGGAGCCTGAAGACAATGACAGACGAAGAAAAGAGCAGACTTGAAGAACTGACGAAGAAGTGCCTGAAGCAAGACGGGCAACCGAGAAGCAACGCCAACGAAGATGAGCTAACGGAGTTGGCTGTATTGCAGGGTAAGGCTGAGGCTGACGGGCAGCAAGGCGAAAACCCCGAACAGCCTAACCCAAACACCCCGCTCGAAGAAAACGAAGGCTCAGAGGGCGACACAGAGACGCCAAACGATGACTCTAACGGAACTGAGCCAGAAGAAGGCCCGAAGCCGGAGCCGGAAATGGACCTTACGGGTATTCCCGGCATTGCACACCGTCACGTCAAAGCCGGTTGCGTCTATCACGGGGTGGACGCTGAGGGCAATCACATTCTCCACAACGAGATCGGCTATCACCGGATAGCCAGTGACGGGATACAGCTTGACCTTCTCGGCGACGGATTGCCGGAGGAGTATCTTGCAAGCCTGAAAAAATGACCGATGCACAAAGGACAATCCAGAAGGCGGTGCTTGCCGCTCGGAAAGATTGGCTGCATTACACGGTAAAGCAGGAGCGTCAGATATACGCCCTGTTCGAAGATGCGGCTAACAGGATTCAGGACAGAATCCAGAAGTATGCGCGAAAAGGCAAGATACCGCCCTCTAGATTGGTTACCCTTCTTGGGGTAATGAATAATCCGCATCCAGATAGTATTCGAGGGGTGCTACGAGAGCTTAGGCCCAGACTTCAGAGCCAGATTAAGGGGGCTATGACACAGAGCGTAAACTTCGGCATGCAGACCCAAATCTACGGGCTGAGTAACGCTTCTGTGAGTTTGCCGCCCCATGCTCAGTTGGCTATCGGCAGCAGCTTTATCGGGGCGGACGGCAAGATCAGGACGTATGACGTGAAGCGCGAACTGTACAAGAATTCAACGTGGGCAAGGGTGAACACGGACGCTATGGACGCCTTGATGAGAACGCAGTACGGGCAGATAACGCTCAGTCAGAGGGTGTGGGATATATCGTGGGACGCTGAGAAACGGATACGCAATAGGGTCAATACTGCGGTGCTGTTGGGCGAAAGCCCGAATAAGCTGGCTTCCGACACAAAGCTGTTTCTACGCAATCCATACGCGAGATTTCACCGGGTGCGCAAGGACGGCAGGCTCGTTTTGAGCAAACCGGCCAGAGCTTATCATCCGGGCCGGGGTGTCTATCGGTCGGCGTATCAGAACGCCCGGAGAGTTGCCCGTACAGAAATGGCGAGGGCGTACAACGAGGGCACGGTGCGGTATGTTAAGCGGAAGAAATGGCTCAAAGGCTTTATCAGTCACGTTGGCAGCGACAATCCGGCTGAGTACGATGCTTCGGTCGATGGGAAGTTTTTCCCGAAAGATAGTCCCCCGATGATACCCTATCACCCGAATTGTATGTGCTATGCGACGCCGGTGTTCGTGACCGTGCCGGATGAGCAGCTTGAGTTTGCGCCAAGCCAAGAGGAATTTTACAAGGACACAGGAGCAGCAGTTGCCTGACGATTTGACACAGAAGGAGAAAGTTGATTTGATGGACGTGTTCGCACGCCAAATAAAACAGCGTGCTATGGAGTTACAGTATGGCTCTTTAGAAATCCGATTTACAGTATCGCAGGGCGTGGTCAAGCAGGCCCGTCTTGTTAGTCGGGAGGAAGTTTTGACACCCTTCTAGCATAGAAACCAGTGACCTATTGAGGCGGTTGGTTATTCGGCAGTTGAGTTTCTGCCAGATAATCCGCCGCCTTTTTTTGTGGAGCCAAAATGAATAGGATAACGTGCAAGATCAGTTTCAAGGAAGCTGTTTTCGAGGACGATAAGCCGGTGATTCGCGGTGTTGTGCTGTTGGGGGCGGAGAGCAGGAACAACCGCATATACACGCCTGAGTGCATGAAGAAGGCGGTGGGGCTGTACGAGAATGTGCAGGCGTTCGTGAACCATCCGACTAAGGCGGAGGAAAAAGAGGGCATAAGGGACGTGATGAAGTTGGCGGGGAAATACGTCAATGTCCGGTACGAAGGGGGGAAGGTGCGGGGCGATTTTCACGGCTTGGGCGGTGATGTGGTTGCGAAGAAATTTGTGGCGGTGGCCGAGAGTATGCCGGAGATCGCGGGGCTGAGCCACTGTGCAAGCGGACAGATAAGAAAAGAGGGCAAGGTTGAAATAGTCGAGAACATCGACGAGGTGTATTCGGTCGATTTGGTGGCGAATCCGGCCACAACGAACGGAATGTTTGAGAATGAAAATCCAGAAGAAGGAGAACAAAGCATGGATTACAAAGATGTCACAATGGTCGGGTTGAAAGAAAGCCGGACTGATTTGGTTGAAAAGTTGATTTACGAGGGCAAGGCGTCTCGGGACGATGAGATTAAGAAGCTCACTGAGGAAAACGACGCCCTGAAGGCCAAAGTGGACGAGATGCAGGTTTCCGAGGCTCTGCGGGCGAAAGAGGCCATTGTCGATAAGGCTTTGGACGATAGCGAGTTGCCCAAGGAAGCCAAGACGGACATTTTCCGCGAGCAGTTGCTCAAGATCGAGGTCAAGGACGGCGAGAAGCTGGAGGAGAAGATCGACGAGCTTATCGCAGACCGCATGACGGTTCTGAGCGGTGAGAAGGGCGTTAAGAACAACGTCGAGAAGAAGCGGGAAGTGAAAGAGGGCAAACAGGACGCGGCGACGGTTGCACGCGGGCTGAAGGGCGGAAGCCTACTCTGATAGAAGCATAAGCCGAGCAAGGCTATAGCGATAGACGTAATTGACAATTTTTTGTGAACTTCTGAAGGGAGTTTGAAGATGGGTAATGCGAACAGATACCGTAAAGGTTGCCGGATGCTTATCGAAGTGCCGATTGCCAGTGCGACGGTAGTCGAGAAAGGCGACTTCGTTTTTATTGAAGGCGGCTATGCGACTACTCCGAGCCTTAAGTTTCCGCAAGGCTCCGAGGGTAGCTCGGCGAAAAACTGCCGAAACGTGGGAATGCAGCTTTTTGGCGGGATTGCCGAGGACGCATCGGCGAGCGGCGACACCGACAATATCCTCGTGGACATTAGCCAGCAGGCTATTTACGAATTTGTACAGGCGACGGCGGCGGATATAAGTATCGGCGACCGCCTGGAGATCACGGCCAATAGCACGGCATCGGCAAGCTGGACGTTGGCGGACGATTCGGTTGGTGCGGGAACGGATAACCCGTTTGCGGTGTGTGTGAAAAACCACGATTCGGCTGAAGGCACGGGGATTATGTGCCGACTGCTTCCGCAAAAGCTGCTGACAAACGCAAGCTGGAACTAATTTTTTTCGCAATAGCGAGAACTTTTAAGAGCCGAAAAGAAGTCCAAACCATTTGGAGAAAGACAATGAGTTTTGAGAATAAAGTAAGAAAGCTCAAAGAGGTTATCGGGGCTGAAGGCGGTTTCGATGAGTTTATGAAGCCGGGCGGACTGTTCGAGCGGTTGACCGAGGTGCAGGAAGGCAAAAAGGCGCCTCTCATGGAGCCGGAAGATTTCTCGATAAAAGAAATCTTCGAAGCGGTCAACACGAGCCAGTTCCCGATTATAACGGGAACGCTGCTGAGCAAGAAGATTCTTGCGGGATATAACGAGTATCCGGGCATTGCGGATAGGCTCGTTACGAAATTCACCTCAAGCCTGAAGCTCGATACCATTCCGGGCGGTTTCCTGAAGGGCGACCTTGAGGATATTCCGGAGGGCAAACCGTATCCGCATTCCGCAGATATGGCGGAGAAGTACGTTACCGTTGCCGGTAGCAAGCGGGGCGAGATTCTGGATATTACGATGGAGATGATCAAGTTCGATCAGACCGGGATTATCCTTATGCGTGCCGCAAAATTCGGGCGACGGGCTGCGAAAGACCGCGAGAAGGCGGTGCTGTTCACCGTTCAAGACGCTACGGTGTCCGGCAAGAATTACTATGCTTGGTATCCGAGCGGTTCCCGGCTTGCCCTGTACTACGCGAGCGATAGAACGTCTGCGTATGTGGACGGCACGGTGTATGCCAACCAGATCACGGACGCTTTGGCGGACTATACGGACATCGACGCGGCGGACGCCCTGTTTGCGCTTATGATGGACGAGAACGGCGACCCTATTGACGTGGGCGAGAATATGATTTTGCTTACGTCGAGGACGTTGAAGCAGACGGGCCGGAGAATTGTGGGCGAGGAATATCTGCCCAACAACAGTGGTACCAGCGTCGGCTACCACCAGAAGAATCCGTATGCCGGGACAACGCACCTGTTCAGTCCGTGGATTGACAAGGTATCCAGTAACGATTGGTATTACGGCGACTTCAAGGAGCAGTTTATCGAGAAAGTCGTTTTCCCGTTGCAGGTTCTTACTCGTAAAGACGAGAAGAATCCGGATGCGTGGGAGCGGGATGTTGTAGCGTCTTACAAGGTTAGGCGCTTCTCCCAGGTCGGTGCGGTTGACAACCGCTACGTCGTCAAATCGACGGGCGGAAGCTAATAGGATTTGATCGTCGGGCGGCGATTCGGTGTTCCTTCAAGGTGGGCCGGTGTGGTGGCAGACCGGCCCACCAGTATTGAGGCTGTATATGGCGGCGATGACGCTTGCACAAGTTGAGACGAAAATAAATGCCCTGCTGGAAAGCCCGCAGGTCGATTATCGCAGCGGCGATCTACAGGTTAGTGCGAGCCAAAAGCTAAAGCAGTTGTTGGCATACCGGGAGCACCTGTTGAAGCATCCGGCGGCGAGCCAAGCGTTTGTGTCTATGGATTTGGGCACGAATGAATTCGGCATTGAAACGGGCGAGTTCGAAGATTGAGAATTAGGAAAGTGAGACGGCCATATTTCATTCTGCTTATGACGTTGCTTAACGGGTTATGTCTGGGTGATACTGAGGTCTCGCAATGGGGCATCACCGTTAAGTTCGCGGACGATGAGACGGTGGGGCAGTTCGTCAACGGGGATTATTACGTTGTCGGGCAGGTGAGTATTGTGAATGTGGACCCATGCTGCTCTTCTACGCGAGACGACGAGCAGATTCGCAACGGGGCCATGATAGACCCGAACGCGGGCGGCGACGGGAGCGAGAACGTGGCGACAACTGCCCATGGCTTCGACAGCCGGATAAGCGGATGGGATGCGACGCTCAATGTTGCTTTGCCGGGTGACGCCAATATCACGAGCGAGAACCCCCTTGTCATCGACCCTAACGCCTCCTTAGTCATCGGCAAGAGCGATAGCACCGAAAACATGACCGACTACATGATTCTGACGGTCCTGGACAAAGCGCCGGCTGCGAACAGCTTCCGGCCCGCATACGCCGAACACCCCGACAAGACCATTCAATACACGATTGCCGATGTGAATTACGACGCCTTAGCGGACCTCGATCCGTGCGGGACGGAGCCATCGTGGGACGATGCGAACTCGTGGTTCCAATACCCCAATATCTGCATATCGACCAGTAATCCGGGCGCTGCCATTGCCGGGGACAGGCACTCCGTTCACGACGACTTCGCGTGGCGGCTTTATAAGGTGCTCTTAAAGTGCAATTCGGACTACACCGATGCCCAGAAGCGTGACGCCTTAATCCACGTATGCCAGAATGGCATAGATATTTGGGGCATAATGAACGAGAACGCGGGCGGGCGTGGGCAGTTCTTTCAGTTCGGGGCCTTCAATTTGGGCAAGAAACTCTGCGTAATCGCGACCGCGCAGATACTCGGCGACACTACGATGATGAACACGATCCAGACGAAGATGGGCGAATACGGCTACTCGAACAAGGGGGACGATACGTGGCCTACTCTGACAGTGCCGAGCGATTATATTCATAACAACGAAGACGACGGTGTATTTTATTTAGCCGACTGGGACACGCTCGATACCCCTTACACGGTCTATTACACTTACGATGTCTGGGAGGCGGCGGGGACGGTCAAGGTAGAGGACGGCAATCAATATGTTATCGGGACGGACTGCAATTTCTTCGATGCGAAACAAGCGGGGTTCGAGGCATGGACTGACGCGGGTGACTGCGATAATCAGAATTGTAATTCGGAGGGATACCGCCATCAATTGGGGACATGGTTCGTTGTCGATGATGAGGTCGTTACCGATACGGAGTTTACGCCCTACGCCGTTGCGGATTTCAATAGCACCACGTTCCTGACTCTGGATCGGGCATACGAAGGGGACAGCAACGATGCGGCGACTTACAAGCTCTGCCGCAGCGCCTTCTACGGCCACGGGGCGAAACGAAATTCCAACTGGCCCAACTGCTATCGTGCCATCGACTATAACGAGCCGACGAGCGACCTGCACAACTGGCCGGTGCTTGGTCTTCAGTACCTGGGCGGGGCGGGCTACGACCCGTCGCCCTGGAAACTGGATACGCAGTACGACGGATGCAACGATTACGGCGGGTACTACGGCAATAATGGGGCGTATTTCGGCGGGCAGGCCCTGGTTGTGCTGATTATGGGGCTCAAGACAGAGTGGAACAACGACGCATTTTTCGATTTTGCGGACAGGTGGGTGACTATAGAGGCCCCAACGCAGGGCGGAAGCGCTTTTGCGGGGACTTACGAAGAAGATATGTGGGAGGAGTATCGGGGGGATTACGGGGATCTGTGGACGGAGCCGAGCGAAGAAGGCGAGTCAACAACTTACGTTTTGGGGATATATCAATGAAACGACTAATCATAATTCTGTTGGAATTGACTTTTATTGCAGGCGCGTTTGCGGCTGATGTTACGAGATATGTTGATACCGACACGCCTGCAGCGAAGGGGGACCAGGACGGCACTACATGGGACCTGGCCTACGATAGCGGGGCGGCTTGGGATGCGAACGAGGCTACAGACATTACCGGGGTTGGTAATCACTATGTGTATTTTCGTGCGAGCAGTGGCACGGCGGATACGTCTCAGATGTTTATAGATTCGGACTGGACTACCGACGCTACGCACGGGATTTATCTGCTCATGGACGGTGAGAACGGCAGCGACCAACATTCAGGAGTTTGGGATGCTAATCTGTATCGGCTGGAAGTCAGCAACGCCTATCCCCTGTATATTCGCGACGACCATGTGACGGTTCGCGGCCTCCAGATACGGACACCGGCAATCGACGGGGGGGACCACGTGCTTCATTGTAATTATCAGTCTGCCGACGCGACAATCTACATCGAGAAGTGTATTATTCGCGGGGCAAACGACGTTGACACTGCACAGAACGGCATCAACACGGCCGACGCGGACGGGAAAGTCTATATAAGCAACAACATCATATATGACTTTGACGGGTCGCCTCAGAGCCGTGGAATATGCGCGGACGGGGACGAAGTGTTTATCCATAATAATACGATACATAGATGTTTCGTGGGGATCAGTGATGGTTCTCCCTCTGATAGAGGCACCGTTGTAAAAAACAACATCTGCATCGATGCGGCGTATAGTTGTTATTATACGGGCGGTTCATGGGATGCTAACTCATGCAATAATCTCTCGGACGATACGACCGCCCCCGGCGATGCTAGCGTGCACAGCGTCGAGCCGACGTTTGTCGATAAGGCGAACTATAATTTTCACCTCGCCTCGAACGATACGAACGCCAAGGATGCCGGGGCGGACCTCGATCCGGACGGCAGCGGATTCTATAACGTAGAGGTCGATATCGACGGAGACGACCGCGACACCGTAGGCGGGGGGACCTGGGATATCGGGGCGGATGAGTACGACCAGAGTGGAAGCACTCCGATTTCGGCAATCTTCAACAATTACAGACGAAGGAGACAATAACATGCAACTCAAAGCACAATGGTGGATTCCCTTTATAGTGATCGTAACTCTGATAATCGGGCTCTTGTGTAACCGAGCGGCGGGCGAGATATGGCTTAAGCAGAGCACGGCGGTAACCGTTAAACTCGGACCGTTCATCGACGAAGACGACGGTAAGACGGCCGAGACCGGGCTTACTATTACCCAGGCCGAAGTACGAATCAGCAAGAACGGAGGGAACATAATTCAGAAGGACAATGCAGACGCCCTCGGCCACGACGAACTCGGGGTTTACGACTGTAATCTAAGCACTACGGATACCGGGACGTTGGGGCGGCTCAAGGTGTTCGTACACGAGAGCGGGGCCGGGCCTGTGTGGGAACATTTCATGGTAGTTCCTGCAAATATTTGGGACAGTTATTTCAGCACCGACAAACTCCAGGTGGATATAAATCAGGTGGCGAATGATGCAATTACCGACAACGGGGACGGGATGCTCGAGGTCAACGTCGAAAAGATAGACGATGACGATGCTTCTCCGCCTAACTTGGAAATAATGTTTGACGCTACGGATTTCGCAAGCTGGTACAACAGCACCGACGATCTTGTTCGCACGGACGTTAACCAGGTGGGCGGCACGGATGTGCCGGTTCCTACAGCTGAGCTGGTGAATGACGGAGGGTCGGTTGCTGAGGTCGGTAACAGATTGCGGTATGAACTAGAGAAGGCGGTTGACGGTGACCCGAATGCTGGCAGTATAGCCGAGCGAATCAAGACGATGGACGATGCTTTTACCGCTACGCGGGGCGGGTATCTTGATAAGCTCAACGTAAGCGGGACATTGGCTCATTCCGACGCGGCCTCTACCTATAAAGCTACCGGGTTTTCCACTCACGGCGCGGCTGACGTGTGGACAAACGGAACGCGGACTCTCACAGCTTTGGATGAGGATGACACGACCATCGACATGAACGGCACTACCATCGGAACGGTCGATACGCTGACGGGTCATACGGCACAGACGGGCGACACCTACAGCCTGGCAAATAACGAGACTTATGGCTTCTCAGCGATAGAGACGCTTGTCGATGGCATAGAAACAAAGACTGACAACCTGCCTACTGACCCGGCAGACGATTCGGACATTGATGCCGCTATTGCTGCTTTGCAAACGATTGTGCAAGACGCAAATGATAACACAAAAGCAATAGTTGATGCTATTCAAGCAAAGACTGACAACCTGCCTACTGACCCGGCAGACGATAGCGATATAGACGGGCAGTTGGCAAACATACAGGCTGAGGTTGAGAACATAGATGGTGAAGCCATGAGAGGTACGGACAATGCGGCTTTGGCTGCAACGGCGTTGTCAAACACCACTTGGACGGATGCGAAGGCGGGTTATATTACAGGGGATGTTTACGCGAGAGTCGGAGAACCGGCAGGCGCTTCGATTGCGGCTGATATTGCTGCCGTTGGCATTGATGCAAACAACGCGGCTATTGATGCAAATACTGCCGCTCAAGGAGCTGGTGGTGCCGGTGCTACGGCTCAGCAGGTGTGGGAGTACGCAGATCGGCAGTTGACGGCGTTGGATGAGGACACGACTACTATTGATATAAATAATACGGCGGTCGGTTCTGTTGAGGGGGCCGTTGGCTCCGTGACGGGCAACGTGGGCGGGAACGTGACGGGAAGCGTAGGCAGCTTGGCAACGCAGGCGAAAGCAGATGTGAACGCGGAAGTCGATACGGCGTTGAGTGATTACGATGCTCCGACAAAAACGGAGTTTGACAGCGGCCTTGCTGGGCTTAACGACCCAAGCGAAACAGAAATAGTCGCGGCGTTGATGGGTGACACCGGATTCACTGCCGGTGGGACTATGACGTTTGAAGAACTGCTCAAATTCACGGCGGCATGGCTAATCGGGGACTGGTATGACAAGGTTGGTGATAGCACGACCCAACAGATATTAGACCCGGATGACGGTGCGACGGTTATCCTTGAGATTCAGGCGAGCGACACCTCGCCATATAAGCAGATAAACACCTCTCCGTAAGGACTGATATGGGTGTAAAAGACAACATTGCAACGGGCGGGGCAATGTCCGGTGTGCCGGTTACGGTTGCAACGGGCGGGGTTATCGACGAGGTCGGCGACGCTGTAGCATCGACGCCAAGCGACCTTGTTAGCAATATGATTTCCGACCTGACGATGATACTCACTGAGTTGGGGTGCAATATACTCGTGCAGCGAAAGACGGACACATGGAGCGGAGGCAGGGTAACGTCAACAAGCTGGAGCTATGTCTATCGCAGCGTGTCGGGGGTATGGCAACCCGTTGACGGTAAGACCGTGATACAAGAGCGGGGCATGACTATTAAGAGCGTCGCAATGGTGCAGGTGGCTAAGACGACCGACATCGAGGAAAACGATAAGGTTAAGAAGGTAGGTGGAAGCGATGAGTTTCGCGTGAATTACGTCAAGGAATTCATAACTCACAAAACCGTGTATCTCACAAGGGCGGGAGGGATGCGATGAAGCATATTGCGGGAATGAGTGAGGTCCTGGCTAACCTTGTCAAGAGGCAGAGCAAGGTTGTGGAGAAGGTGGCTGAGGCTACGGAGAAAGCCTGTGTGCAGGTCGGTATCGACGCGGCAAGCGACCATACGCGGGGCTTTGCTCATGCAGTGGGGCGGTACGAGAATCAGACAACGACGCTGACGCGGAGCTTGTTGCAGGCTCCTAAAGCGGTCAAGGTGGAAAAGGACGAAGTGATTTTCTCGGTCGGCTCCAACGTGGAGTATGCCATGCATGTCGAGGCGATATACCCGTATCTGTGGCCTGCGGCGGTGGGGAATAAGCGGACGTTTAAGGAATTCTTGGCGGAGGCTTTGAAATAAATGGCTACGCTGAAAGAAGCATTATATACGGTGCTCGAAACGGACGCCAAGATAAACAACGCCGCGAATCTCGGCGGCATGATCGGGCTGTCCGCCACTGCTCCCTATGGCGTGTATTTCAGGAATCCGCCTGAAGAAATCAACTTCGGCAGCAATTCGATAATCACCTATTTCATAAACTCGATGGCCGGGCGGAAACCGGCAGGACTGCGGAACATTTACGTCAATATCACGGCGTGGGGTGATAATTACGAGGATATTCTTGAGAGGGTGTACGAGCTGTTGCACCAAACGACCTTGACCGGAGTGACGGATTATAAGCCGTTGCTGGTCGTTTGGGATTGGGCGGGGCCGGAGTTGTATGATAACGAGTTGCGGATTTATTATCAGCAGCATAGGTATCTTTTGAAGGGACTCAAATTATGACGCCACACGAAAGAGCATTAGAGGCGGTGAAACAGTATCTGTTGCCGGGCGATACGGTAGAGGTTACGAGTAGAAGTGATTGGGGGTTTGCCGAGCTTGGAATAAGCCAGATGGTAGTGGAGCGATTTCTGAGCGATTGGCGGAAGCCGGTCAATAATGTGCTGTTGCATATCTTGGCGGGGGAGGGGGTCGAGATGGACAAGGTGCTTGCCGTTGTCCAGAAGGCGTGCAGAGTGGGAACGCGGGTTTTGGTGCTTGAGCATAACCCGGACAGCAAGGACTTTCACGGGGACAACAACGTCAAGACCGGCAAGATCAACGATATACAGCGGACGGTTTTTGTCGATGGTTATTGGGGGGAGTGGGTGAAATTCGATAAGCGGAATATGCTGTTTGTAGTCACTACCATAAAGCACGTTGACGAATCGCTTTGGAGCATATCACAGCCGGAGCTTGTGGATGCTCTGAATTTCCAATATGAGAACGGGCTGCCGGAGAAGGATAGAAATATCTTTTGCCAGAGCAGCGAGAAGCAGCCGAACAGTGACCGGCTGTTGTCCGAATATACGGCGGACGTTCTTGACACAATCCCGGCAGATAAGAGCCTGTATATGGTTGTGGGCGGCATGATGTTTCTTGACCTGTTGGCCGAGACGAAAACGGAGCGGGATATTGTGCTGCTCGATTTGAGCTTGCCGCAGCTGCTTTATGCGATGATGGTGGTGGAGATTATCAAAGAGGAGCCGGACAATGCTTGGTTCGAGGGGGTATTGATGGGAGCGATGCCGAGGGCGAATCTGAGCAAGGTCGGTACGTTTGTTGACACTGACCTCCTGCTGCAATGGCTGAGGGATTCCGAAAATTACATACCGCGTCCTGATAAGGATATGACGTGGCGGAATATCGTCAAGATCGGGCATTGGCGGCAGAACTACCGCAACGTGCGGAAAAGGCTGCTCAGTGACCGGATTTGGTATCATTGGGGCGGCCTGGATAGTATCAAACCGAGCAGGGGGGATGTTGTATATACCAGTACGCTTAGCCGAGAGCGTTGGGAGCAGTTGTGTGATAGGTGCATGGTGATCGAGGCGTGCAGCGAGAGGGATGTGCCGATGTTTGCGGAGGAGGTGGCGGTATGAAATTGGCGTTTGTCTATAACATAGATGACGTGGGGATGAGCGGTACGCACTGGACGAACAACGCCTATCGGTTTTTTATTAAGGGGCTGACCAGATTTGCAGGGATAGAACACGAGACATTTGCCGTGCGGCAAGAGGTAGATTGCAAGCGGTTCGCAGGGTTTGATGCGGTGATATTCTACAGCTTGGAGAACCTGTGCCCGATTGGGTTGGATAAACTGAATGCGATTAAGGTGGTGAGGGCGCCGGACCCGCACGCTATCACGCTGGAATGGGTGCAAACGGTGGGCAGAGGCAAGGTTGACCTGATTATCAATCACCACACGCCGGAGTATATGTACAGCTATTTACCGACATGCTTGAATTACGAGCAGATCATATTCGGCATAACCAAAGAGCTTCACACCAATCCGCCGTTTGACAAGAGGCTCAACGCAATCGTGCAGGCCGGAGAGATCGGGCGGGACCAATTCTATCGGCTGAGAAAGAAGTGCTGTGCGTTACAGGGCGTGGAGCACGTAACGAAATCGTTCGGTTACACCGGCGATAGATACCCGGCATTGCTGAGCCAGTACAAGGCGGGCATTGCGGCTTGCACGGTGTCGAGTGTGTATAAGTATTTCGAAGTGCCGGCGTGCGGGTGTCTGAGCTTCATGGAAGTGAACGAGAGAAACGGGTGTGATAATTTGGGCTTCGTTGACGGTAAAAGTGCGGTGTTCATAAACGAATCCAACTATAAATCGAAAATCGCTGAGTACGTCGCGGACCCCGATAATCCGCGTTGGAGAGCGATAGCCCGTAAAGGCAGACAAGTAGTTATGACGCAGTACGAAAACGAAGCCCAAATTGCCAAGTTGCTCAGAGCGATAGAGGAGGTGGCGGTATGAGTATAAGCCGAGAGACCTTGGAGCGGTTTGCCTACAATGACGTTTTCGTTGAAACGGGTACGCATATCGGGCGCTGTGCTGAGATGGCAGCGGAACTGTTCGGATTGGTGTGGAGCTGTGAGATCAACGAGGAGTATTTTGAAGCCGCTTGTGAACGCTGCAAAGATCTAGATAACGTGGTGCTGCTTTGCGGGGACAGTGCCGAATTGCTGAAGGACTTATCTTTAGACGAACCGGCGACGATCTATCTGGATGCACACGGGAAGGGGGACAAGGGCAATCCCTTGATGGCCGAGCTTGCGGTTATCGCCGAGTGGCCGGTTAGGAACCACACGATCATCATTGATGATTGGCCGGACTACAGCCGAAACAGGGACGGAATAGAGGAAATCTTGAGGGGCGTGAACCCGGATTACACATTCAGGGTCATAGACGGATGGCGAGAGAACGCCAAGGCGATTGTCAAGGACGGCCTGTTTGTAGCGGAGGTGCGGCGATGAATAAATGCGAACATTTGACGGGACGCGACTGGATTGAGAAGGGTTATCTTCCTCAGCTTGCCGGGAGGGTGTTGTGGGTAGGTGTTGCGGAGCGCACGAAGCACTATCATACGCTCGTGCAGGAGCCGGAGAAGTTCGAGACTATCGACGTGGCTCCGATGCGAGAGAAATGGGGCGCTCCGAATAATCACCACGTCGGCGATTTCTTGGAGTTCGAGACTATCAGGGAATACGACCATATCGGGTTGTACGGATTAGACCCGATGTACACGCCTAAGAATGAGCCGAATTGGTTGGTCTGGTCGGTCAAGATGATCGAGTGGGCGTTGCACCTGTTGAAGCCGGGCGGGACGCTGCTGTTCGGGGGATATACGGCGAAAAGGACGGGTGAGATTTTCTTGGCGGTCCAGGATTGTGAAAAGCTGTTTGTAAGGGAAGTGAACATCAACGGAAGGAACTGTTTGAAGCTATGGGTACGAAAGAAAAAATCTTAGGGGTGTTTGCGCACTGCGACGATGAGATTGTCTGCGGCTGGCCTGTTATGCAGCGGGAAGATGCAGAGTTGCACCTGCTGACTGTCTGCGATAAGGGCGAACGCGGTGAAGCTCTGAAAAAGGTTTGCGAGCGTGCCGGGATTCGGCACGTCGAGCATGAGTGCGATTTCAAGCCTCGATTTTCCCTGGACAGGAGCGGGGCCGAAACGGTGACTATCGCCCGCCTTGTGGCGGAGGCGGTGAAGGAGATTAAGCCCGATGCGGTGGTTACGCATAACCAGTGGGGTGAGTATGGACATCCCGACCATGTATTGCTGAGCCAGATCGTGAGGAATTACACGACGGGGACGCCGGTGCTTTGCACGAGCTTGGACATTCCGAGCTTGGTGTGGCTCAAGCGGCGGGTACGAGAGGTGGACATTATCGAGAAGATCACCGGGATAGATAAGAACACGGATTTTTGGCATACTGCAAAGGCGATATACGGGCGCCATTGGACTACAAACCACTTCATCAACAACGGAAGCGGTCGAACGGCGGTGGTGTACGAGGCCGGGCCGGATGAGGGGCCGGTGAAATTGATACGGAATATGGCGGTGTGGCTGTGCGACCAGGCGGGCTGGGCGTTCTATAATCAGGCGACGGCGTTGGCGAGGGAAATGAGCGGTTACGCTCACAGAGTGATGTATTTGGAATTCGACGGGCAGGGGCGGACTTACTACTTGAGGCCCAAAGACACGGCGGACGCGGAGCGGGCGGACGTGATTATTGCTATGACACCGGCAGCCTTGAAGTATATACCGCAAAGAGAGAACGTGGTGACGAGAATCAGCGGAAGGAGAAGCGTATGAGGCAGACGGCGGTGTTGAGCATCGAGAACGCTTTGAATTGGAGTTGGGGGATGGCGATACGCGACTTGATCGGGGCGATGAAGGCGTGGCGATTCGTGAGAATCGTAAGGCGGCTAAAGCATCCGATTGACGATGATTTGATCGACTATTTTCCGGTCAGTCTGCTGCAAAATGTGGACAATATGAACTTGATTAAGAACCATAAAAGGAAGGTGGCTTGTAGAATGGGCGGCTTGGTTATAGATAAAAAGACGGCTCCGAAGGGGCGATACGATAACGAACTGGCACAGGTAGGGGCGGTGATTGCAACGAATCAAGAGCTTTACGAGATCGCGGCAAGGGTGAACGGCAATACGCACCTGATACCGAACGGCGTCGATTGCGATTTGTTCAGGCCGAATCCGCATAGGCCGGTGCGTAAGTTTACGGTTGGCTTTGCCGGGAACATTACGGGGATGGGAGGCAATTACAAAGGTTGGCAATACTACGTTCAGGCGTGTATGCAGCTGGAAGCGGACGGGAGCGTGGGGCATATCGAGAGGCTTCACGGGGGCATTAAGGGAACGCATCAAGAGCAGGTTAGCCATGAGGATATGATTGAAAACTTTTATTGGAAGATTGACGCACTGATTCTCCCGAGTAAGGGGGAAGGATGCAGCAACGTGACGGGTGAGGCGATGGCTTGCGGTGTTCCGGTTCTGATAACGAAGGTGGGGTATCACGGTGAAATGTTGGAGGACGGGGTTAATGCGCTGTTCATCGAGCGCGATATGACGGACATTGCCGAAAAGGTCAGAATGGTAAGAGACGACCCGGAATTAAGAAAGCGGCTGAGTGAGAACGGACGGGCTTTCGTATTGGAGCACCAGAACGTGCATGAGGTTGCGAAAGAATACGAGCGGGTATTTAAGACCATAATTCAAAAGGAGTAATTCGAAATGAGTGACGTAAACAAAGTGACACTTGGAAACGGGACGCTGTATCTGGACGGTACGGAAGTGGGGTATCTGTCCGGGGCCGTGACGCTTGAGTACGGCAGGGATATTATCGAGTTCAAGCCGAGCAACGAGATGGGGCCGGTGAAGCAGTTTGTCCGGGGCGAGTCAATGATTCTCAGGGCGGAAGTGGCTCAGTTGGAAGCGTCTAATTTGAGGCTTGCTATGGGTATCGCCGAGGCGGTGAGTGCCAGCACGAGTTATCCGGGCTTCGAGAATTCGCCTACTGGCGGCAGTTACTCTCCACCGGATTCGGCGAGCTATGACGTCCTCAAATTCGGCGGGTCGAAATCCACCGATGAAATGCCCTTGCGGTTCGTGCATACGAGGCCCAACGGCAAGGATGTTGTGGTCTGTATGTATAATGCGGTTGCAACGCCGGAAATCAGCATCCCCTTCAACGATGAGGATGTAACGGTGCACGAGATTGCGTTCAAGGCTTTGCATGTGACCAGTAGAAGCGAGGGCGACCAGATTGGCTTTATCGCCGAGCAGGTTCAGGGCAGCTAAGTTTTTTTCGACTGGACGAGAACTGTTTAGAGTTTTCGGAGGCTTAGTATGTCTGGAACGGTTGGCGATATTAGGTTGGGAAGCGGCGATTTGTACCTCAACGGGGTGCGCGTCGGGTTTCTCAGCGGTGACGTGCTCCTTGCTTACGAGCGGTCGGGGTTCACGTTAAGCCCGGCTGGGTCGGCTTCTCAAAATCTCGTTGCTATTGGCAAGGCGAGTCTGAAGGCGGCACTGGCCGAGTTGTCAATGGAGCATTTGCGACTTGCGTTGGGTCTTGGCGGCAGTATTTCCACCAGCACCGGGGCGGCAAGCTATAACCCTGCCAGTTTTTCGTGGACCAGCTCCACCAGTTGGGAAGGTCTAAAATTCGGCAGGGATAGTCTGGACACAAGTACCGTACCATTGCTGTTCGAGCATACGAAAACGGACGGTAAGAAGGTGGCGGTAATGCTGTATCAGGCGGTTACGCCGTCGAAGCTGGTCCTGCCGTTTGCGGACAGGAACGTGACTGTCTATGACGTTGAATTTGTGGGCGTGCCGGACGAATCGAGGAGCCGGGGCGACCAGATCGGAATTCTAATCGAGGAAGTGTAGCTATGGCAAAGAAGAAGAAAGTGACGAAGCGTAAGGGCCGGGATTTGATGCAAGGCAAAATCCGCCTCAGTGAGGATTTGGTTATCGAGACGAAGCTGAGGCTCTGCGGGATTCTGTGGCTTGAGGAGAAATACGACCTCTCGCTCGAGCAGCTTTCCGAGAAGATCGGGGCCGGGGGCTTGCAGGACTTTGCGAACCTGCTGACGGCGTTGGCAATCGGGACGTACCCCGATGAGCCGGTTGAAGATTTGCAGAGGCGAATCGGCCAGCTTGAGCTTGCAGGGCTGAGCGATATTACGAGCGAAGTGGCCGGGCTGTTTCAGGTTTCGGTAAAAAACTCGAAAAGGCCAGCGAAAAAGCCGGTGACGGGGAACCTGGCGGAATAAGCTGGCCGGATATTTTTGTGAGTCTGAGTGCCGAGTTCAACTGGACGCCGGGGCAGATCAGGCGGCTGACGTTGCAGGAGCTTGTGCATTATCTTGACAGGTTGGGCGAGTGGCGTGAAAAGGTCAAGAGAACTGATATAGCGATAAATGAGATACGGATGATCCTCATGGCGTTTTTCGGTGCGAAAGAACAGGAGCCGGACGAGGATCCGGTTGCGAAGATGAGCGGTAAAATTCCGACCGCAAGCGTGCCTTCAGGAGCTATCGAGGCTTGGGAGAGGGCGGGCAGGCCGGAACCGCGTGCGTTTTTCAAAAAGTACAAGGCAAATCATGGATAACGATTTAGGTGAAATCAGAGTACGTCTTGCGGCGGATATGAAGAAGCTGAGCGACGGTCTGAAAAAGGCCGGCAGCGCAATACGTAGCTTCGGCAGATCGGTAGAAAGCTGGATGAGGCGGGCGGGGGCGGCGATTCTGCGGTTTGTCAAGAACGCGGCGACGAGGTTGCTTAATTTCGCAAAGCGAACGCTGAAGTATGTGGCGGTTGCGTTGACGGGAATCGGGATTGCATCGGTCAAGATGGCTATGGATGCGGAGGAAAGCGAAAACCTGTTTCGGGAATCTATGGGTAGGATGGGTGACGCCGCAAGAAAGTGGTCGGAGGAGGTATCCTCCGCTTTGGGCATGAACGCTTACGAAGTCCGTAAGAATATAGCTACGTTGTTTGAGATAACGAGAGCTATGGGGCTAACGGAGCAAGCCGCGTATGAGATGAGCCGGGAGCTGACGCTGTTGTCGTATAATTTGGCTTCTTATCGAAACTTGAAGCCGGAGGAGGCGTTTACAAAGCTGGTTTCTGGCATAACGGGCGAAAGTGAGCCGTTAAAACGCATAGGCTACTTAGTCAATGAGACGACGACTAAAGCCTATGCACTAAAAGAAGGCATTGCGGCATTAGGGGAGGAAATGACCATGCAACAAAAGGTGCAGGCTCGGTATGGCTTGATGATGGAGTTGATGGAAAACGTCCACGGTGACATGGAGCGGACGTTGGATAGCACAACCAACGTGTTTCGGTCTATCTGGTCTTTGCTCAAAGAGTTTGCCGTCTGGATCGGCAACGACCTAAAGCCTTATGTGACAGAGTTGGCTATATCGTTTCGGGATTGGTTCAAGAAGAACAGAGAGACTATTGCACAATTCGTAAGGGATGCGATTGCACGGCT